ATGATTCGCAATCGTCAAAAAGCATAAAGTGAAACACGGCTTGGGCCTCTGCAAATTATTTGTACGCCCAGGTTATCATTAATTAGGAGAATTCAATATGGCTACAAAAGCCTTCGATTTATCGAAGTTTCGTAAAACCTTGACCAAGAGCATTGACGGTCTAGGTGTTGGCTTTAACGACCCTACAGATTGGGTTGGTACTGGCAACTATGCTCTAAATTATCTTATCAGTGGAGACTTCAACCGAGGCATTCCACTGGGCAAGGTTACTGTGTTTGCAGGCGAAAGTGGTGCAGGCAAATCATATATTTGTTCTGGCAACATCGTTAAAAATGCTCAAGAACAAGGCATCTATGTTATCTTGATTGACAGCGAAAATGCTCTAGATGAGAAATGGTTACATGCACTTGGTGTAGATACCAGTGAAGAAAAACTGCTTAAACTTAATATGGCCATGATTGATGATGTGGCTAGAACCATTCATGAATTCATGAAAGAGTACAAAGAGATGGCAGAACGTCCTAAGGTCATGTTTGTCATTGACTCATTGGGTATGTTACTTACTCCTACAGACATTAATCAGTTTGAAGCAGGTGATTTGAAGGGTGACATGGGCCGTAAGCCTAAAGCACTAACAGCACTGGTTCGTAACTGTGTGAACATGTTTGGCAGTTATAATGTAGGTATGGTCTGTACTAATCACACTTATGCGTCACAGGACATGTTTGATCCAGACGACAAGATTAGTGGTGGACAAGGGTTCGTCTATGCAAGTTCAATCGTTGTTGCAATGAAAAAACTCAAACTCAAAGAAGATGAGAGTGGCAACAAAGTGTCAGAAGTAAATGGTATTCGTGCCGCATGTAAAATCATGAAAACACGTTATGCTAAACCTTTTGAAACACTACAAATTAAGATTCCATACGAAACAGGTATGAATCCTTATAGCGGCCTTGTTGATCTTTTTGAGAAAGCAGGACTATTAGTACAACAGGGTAATCGACTAAAGTGGATTGATCCGACTACCGGAGAAGAGTTCGTATTCTACCGAAAAGATTGGATCGATGATAAATTAGATATGATAATGAAGAATTATCATCTAACTAAAAAATCAGCGCCAACTTTAGAGGAGAACAAAGAAGATGTTGAATGAAACACAAATTGGTGATATTTGGCTTTTGTTTAAAGAATACGTAGACAAAAAAGTACAAGATGCAGCCGCTGAAAGATTTGTCGATTTAATGGCAGATCACGGAGTAAGCGATAAAATTTTTGAAGATGCGTTGGGTTCATGCGACATGCTTGACGATGCTATCAATTACTATCTTGACAAAGATGCCGACGATGAAGAGCCAGAGTACTACGAAGAAGACGAAGATTAGTAATTATGTGGTATTCTAAGATAAGCAAAGACATTTCTTACATTCCCGATGCTGTGGAATACTTTAATGCCGAATTACAGGCTGCAAAAATAGATGCCCGCATAGCGGGAAATATTGAAAAGGCAGCAGCCAGTATGCCCGGTGTCGTGGAACATAGGTTTAACCAATTGCAAGAAATTGAAGCTATCTTAGAATATCTCAACATTGAGCTTCGTCGACTTAGAAGTCAACATTTTCGTAAATATCTTGAAAATTACCAACGTGCTTTGAGTAGTAGAGACTGCGAAAAATTTGTTGAGGGTGAAGTTGACGTAGTTGACTTTGAAAAAATTATTAATGAGTTTGCCTTGCTGAGAAATCGCTGGTTAGGTATTACTAAAGCCTTAGATCAAAAGCAATGGCAACTGACCAACATCGTAAAACTGCGTATTGCTGGAATGGAAGACGCATCAATATAATTCTTGACTTTTTAATTGTAATATGTTAAAATTACTTTATGATTACAATTGACAACTTACTTCTACAAATTGAAAATTACGGATTTGACAAATTTACATCGTCTATATCCAGACGTGATCTACGTATTTTAAGAAATTTGGCAAGTCTGGTAAAATCTCCGAATTTTATCACCGAAAATCAAAGTAAGTTATTAATCAAACTACTAACTGAAAATTTTAAACACTTAAATTTTCTAGGATCTAAGTTAACTGCGTCACTATATGCTCCCTATTGGTCTAGAGAATTTAGAAATAGTGACGATCCTAAAAAAATCACGATTTTTAGCACAAATGACGAAAAACTCATAAAAATTGAGACCAGCTTAACTTCATATATTACAAAAATATTTGCAGATATAGAAAAAAGTGGCGGAAGCAGTGTACACACGTACAATAGCAAAACAGCGTTAATGCCGTTAATGGAAAAAAATCTAATTTTAACGGTAGATGCTTTTAGACCTGAAAATTTTGACATTTCTGACGAAATTTTGGAATTTTACAATACCATCAAATCATGGTCCAGAGAGGAAGTGGCTTCAAAGTTTCAACTTGAAACACTGGACAACAAAAAAATCCTAAAAAAGTTAGAAGACGAGTTAGAGTTAAGCTCATCCACAGATGACCTCCTGTTTGCAGACCGAAAAATTCGGTATCAGTACCAATTTTCACCAAAAACTGAGCCTAGCACTTTAAAAGAAATTATCGCTCATAGGCAATCAAACAAAATTTTTGTCGACTCAACAAAATATGAGTTTGAAGAATTAATTGACTCTTTAGTAGCCTTGGAGAAATTGCCAATTTTGCTAGTTTTTGGCAATTTCTCAGAAAATGAGTGTCTTAAACAAATAGACATGTTAGCATCAGTATTAGTTAAAAAGAATCTCACTGATGATGTAGGAATTTATTTTAGATTTAAGAATGTGGGTAAAGGGCAAGATTTCAACCAACGAATTGCCACTAAGAAATTTAATAAACCATTAGATGCTACCACAAAAATTGCCGGAGTGATAAACGGAAAACTTGCAAAATTTTTCCTAAAAACAAATTGGCAACCAAATAGTGTTATTACCTTTACTAACAGTCTAAGACATAATAAAACCAGTGTCTATTGCAATAATTGCGATTTGATAGTATACTATACAGATAAATTACCATTAGTTATTAGCACATGACATGTAGATTAATTATTAAAGATGAAGTGAACATCAAGCTCGAAGGGCTTGATGTTGAAACACGACGCAAGTTGGCAAATACATTTAAATACGAAATTCCCTATGCAAGATATCACCCTGCTTTCAAATTAGGTCGATGGGATGGCATGGTTAGTCTTTTTGGTCTAGGCGGCAACGGCTACTTAAATCAAATGGAGAAAATTCTTGAAGTATTAAACAAGTTAGGTATTGAAATTGAAGAAATTGAAGACCTAAGACTCAAGCATGATTTATCATTTAATGCAGTAACAGAAACATATTGGGCAGATCAAGGAGTAGTATGGCCTAAAGGCCATCCCCAAGAAGGCCAGCCTATCATGCTTCGCGATTATCAAGTAGAAGCCATTAACTTGTTCCTGGAAAATCCACAGGCCCTACAGCAGATTGCCACTGGTGCAGGCAAGACTATTACCACTGCTACACTAGCACATCTTTGTGAAAAAGTAGGAAGGTCTATTGTTATTGTCCCTAATAAAAGTCTAGTAGAACAAACGGAAGAAGACTTTGTCAACGTGGGATTAGATGTTGGTGTATACTACGGTGATCGTAAAAACTTAAACAAAACTCACACTATATGTACATGGCAAAGTCTAAATATATTAGATAAGAAAAGTAAGAATCTTGAACACGACATAGTAACCTTAGCTGAATTCCTTGACGGAGTTAAGACTGTTATTGTTGACGAGGTACACATGGCCAAAGCCGAAGTGCTTAAAAATTTGCTCACACAAAATTTATCTAATGCTCCTATTCGTTGGGGCTTAACGGGCACAGTACCCAAAGAAGCATTTGAAAATGAAAGTATATTTGCCAGCATTGGTCCGGTTATCGGCGGTATCAGTGCCCACGAATTACAAGAACGTGGAGTGCTATCAAACTGTCATGTTAACGTGGCACAGCTAGTCGATGTACAAGAATTTAGAAGCTATGCTGAAGAAAACAAGTACCTTGTCACTGATGATCATAGGATGGCATTTATCAGTAAACTGATTAAAACAATATCAGAAAGTGGAAACACTCTAGTCCTAGTTAACAGGATTGAAACTGGTAAATTTTTAGAAAACGAGTTAAGCACCTTGTTCGGCACTATCGCAAAAGGTAAGCGTGACGTTGCGTTTATCTCTGGGGCAGTTAAAACAACAGATAGAAAAGAAGAATATGACGAAATTAAAACAAGCAATAACAAGATTATTGTGGCGACTTATGGTGTGGCCGCTGTGGGTATTAATATCCCTAGGATTTTTAATATGGTTCTTCTTGAGCCCGGAAAGAGCTTTGTTCGCGTTATACAAAGCATTGGCCGAGGTATTCGAAAAGCCGAAGACAAAGATTTCGTACAAATCTGGGACATTACATCGACCTGTAAATATGCAAAAAAGCATCTTACAGAGAGGAAGAAATTTTATAAGGAAGCCAAGTATCCGTTTACGATTGAAAAAGTAGACTGGCAAAAATAATTATGCATATATTAACATTAGATAACACAACATTTGAATTAAACAATCTTCCAGACGAGGTAGATGAAAACACTAGATTCGCAGTATTAGATAATAGTGACCCTAAAGAACCAGACTTTTTCTTTATGCCTTTGATCTTTCTTGAAAGCTTCAATGCGCCTGCAATGGTGCTTAGAATTGGAGACGACGAAGTTAGTATGCCCTTAGATTGGAGTATTGCAGTAGGTGATAGTAGCAGCGCCAGTGATATTGAAATACTGCCATTAACCAGTTTAAATGACCGAGGATTTGAAGCTCTAGTGTTTAATCCATTGAGCAGCTTTAGAGTAGAATTTAAAAGAATTGAAATTATAAATTTTTATAATGATGTCAAATGGTACTTTCCAAAGATGAAAAATGGTCAACTGCTAGCAGTGCCAACACAGTTAGGACATAAACCCAACTGTGCATACTTTGTCAAAGAAATTAGTCGTCAAAGTGAAATTATACTGCTGGATAAGATACTATAATGGGGACGCTCAAGCCTGGTGCTACATACATCTATGAGCGTAACGGCGAGGAAATATATGCCCGTGAATTTGGTGAAACAGAACGTAAGTTGATCGGTTACCAATATGAAAATAAGATAGATCCACGTACCGACGATGGTAGACCATTGTTTGAACACCTACGTGAAGATAAACTTTGGGGCGAAATTAGGCGAGAAGCAAAGACCAATCCCGCTTTACAAAAGGTCCTAGACCGTGCTATACTAGTATACCGTTTAAGCAAAGATAAACCACAATGAGTGAAAAGATTGAACTAAAAGAAAAACTTGCAGCCATTGATGTTGGTTATAAGGGTCTGTGGGACGAGATGACAGATGAGCAACAAAAAGCTCTTAAGGGTGAGTTTTTTATACTCAATAGATTTATATCAAATGTCAAAGGGCAAAGCAGAGAAATACAAGAGCATTTTGTACTAACGGTCAATGAGTATTATAATAAGCACTGGAATACTCTACAGAAGCATCCTAAACTGTTATGGCAACTATTGTGTATGTGCAGTCATGAAAGTAAGAAAATATTCTTTCACGAGTGGATCAAACTAGAAAAAACTAAGGGCAGTACTAAGAGTGCTAAGTTTTTAATGGAGATATATCCCACTGCAAAAATAGACGATATTGAAGTAATGTTGAAATTAACAACTGGGAAAGAAATGCGAGAAATGGCCCGTAGACACGGCTACGATGACAAACAAATTGATAAATTGTTTAAATGATTTTAACTTTGAAACCTGTAAATAAAGACTTCATTTGTTCACACTGCAACAGCGCCTTCATGAAAGAGAAGACACTGATTGTTCATATGTGCGAACAAAAACGCAGGTATCTAGCAAAAGCTGAAAAACATGTACAGCTAGGCTATACAGTCTTTGTTCGATTCTATGAACTAATTCAAAAATCAAAAGACGTAAAAACCTATGATGAATTTGCACGTAGTCCTTACTATAATGCGTTTACAAAGTTTGGTAGTTTTATATCAAATATAAATCCCTTATACCCAGATCATTACATTGACTATGTGTTAAAGAGCGGAGTGAAGTTAGATCATTGGTGCAGAGAAGAGCTCTATGAAAAATATGTAATTAATTTAATTAAAACTGAAAATGTTGAAACAGCCATGGAAAGAACTGTGTCGCACATGATGTCGTGGGCCAAAACAAACAAGAGTCTTTGGAATCATTATTTTAATTATGTGAGTCTTAGCAGGGCCACTTTTGACATCAAAGACGGTAAGGTAAGTCCTTGGTTAATTTTAAACTGTCAGTCAGGTAGAGCTATGTTAGCCAAGTTTAGTGACGAACAATTAGAAGCTGTAGGAAGTATGATTGATCCAGTATTTTGGGGTAAGAAGTTTCGTACTCAACAGTACGATGTTGAACTAGTACATCGTGTGGTCAAGGAGGCTGATTTATAATGCCCGATATTGATATTGACTTTCCAGACAGAGACGTTGCATTAAATACCTTACAACACGTAACTGCGGCCATATCTGGTAAAGATAGCACTTTAAAAAAACACAATACCGGTGTATACTGTCATTCTATTCCCTATAATCCTATTACAGGACTTAGTACAATAGATTATAAATCTGCAGATGCTCGTGGATATTTTAAAATTGATTTTTTAAATGTAAGCGTGTATCTTGGCGTAAAAGATGAAGCTCATTTAATTAGATTAATGGAGACTGAACCTCTGTGGGACCTACTAGAACAAGATGAGTTTACCAATCTCCTGTTTCACATAAACGGTTATGGAGATATATTGCGGGCTATGAAACCGACAAATATCGAACAATTAGCCGCAGTTTTAGCAATAATTCGCCCGGCAAAGAGATCTTTAATTGGAAAGACTTGGAACGAAGTGATGACGGACATTTGGGTCAAGCCCGAAAATGACGACTACTACTTTAAAAAGTCACATGCTATTGCGTATGCACATGTCATAGTTGTGCAGATGAACTTAATCTGCGAATCAATTAGCTACGAGTTTACGTAGGACGTCTAACGAGTTGTACTGATTTGCGCTTTACACGTTTTACAGTTAGATTCATTAGATTAACCACTGGTCCTAATACTATACGGGTATCTTTGCTATTAAAAGTTTTAATAGCGTATCTAAAAGGTTCTATAGATAACCTAAGAAAAATACTAATTGGAACTTGTCTATTTGATTCCCACCACCATGTTTCTCCTAGCTCTAAAAATGCAGTTTTTTCTTCTGCTGTCTTAATAGAATTAAGATCGTAGAAACTAGTTACGTACTGATCTTGATTTATTATTATGCCCACATACTCTTCTTCGCCGTAGTTTAACACAGACACAAAAGGTAATTGTTCTTCTAGGTGTTCTCTTAATTTTACCATAAATACATTAGAGGTTGCCGATGCAAAAAATTTCAACGTATTTATATAAGAACAGGTATCAATTGGTTGCTGATTTGGCAGGATTCTTAACGGAGTATAAAATCGTGTATCAACGACAGATTAAAGTTTATAAAGGTATAGACAATACCATTGAGTTTGATGTGAAAAATGCAGATCAGAAACGTATTGACCTGTCTACACTAGATGAAGATAGTATCCAAATGAATGTCATGGATCACAATGGTTATGCACTACCAAATAGTCCATACCTTATTACACCATTAGATCAAGAGACTCTTAAGGGCATTGCCTCAGTTACAATACCAGCAGTGGACATAGCTGATATAGATGATCAGTTCTTAACCTTTAGTGTTAGTGCCGCACAAGATTCCGTACCTGTGTTATTATACGGTGATACTAAGTTTGGAGCAGCAGGCGTTATTGAACTTATTGGCACTGCATTTCCTGTAGTGCGTGGCATTGAAACTTATGAAGACTTTTACGGTTTAGGTACATTTGACAATTTATCAATTGCTTATTCTAGCAGCTCTATACATTTAAAATACAGACAAGCAGTCAAACCTAACCATGTGCATATTATAATTACTTGCACAGACTTCATTGGTGAAATATGGGTAGAAGTCACTAAAGATGAAGTAGTGGGTAACGAATCGTTTACCTATAAAGGAACTCGAGTATTTGAAGACACGTACACTGTGGCTCAGGATGGTGATATTGAGTTGCCAATCATTATGATTGAAGACTATAAAAACCTAAGGGTCAATTGGTCAAAACTTGGAACTTCTGCAGGTAAGGTAAATCAGTTCACCGTCGAATTTCACATGCACGATCCAGAGGTGCCTTGCTAATAGTCAATTTATTTGACTAACACCGTGCGATTCTGTTATAATAGACTATGAGCCTAATAGTCGACACAGTCAGTCAACACTTACCCGCTAAAAGAAAACATACTCCCAGTGGTTGGATAAGTTTCAACGCACCCTGCTGTGACGACCGTAGACAGCGTGGCGGATTTATTGTCAACGCAGGCGAAGCCATATCTTATCACTGTTTTAACTGTCAATTCAAAGCCAGTTGGCAACCAGGTAGGCCAATTTCAGCAAAGATGAAAACTTTGATGAAGGCTTTACATATCCCAGACGACGTTATAACTAAACTGTCCTTTGAAGCACTTAGACTCAAAGAAGATGGTCCCAGTAAAATTGAAAGTCTAGTACCTACATTCTTACCCAGAGCACTACCGCAGGACTCACATAGTTTAGATGCATGGCTAGGTATTATTTCTCCAGAACAAGAAGAAAGTTTTGCCAAGGTAGTCGAATATGTAGTAGATCGAGGTTATGATCCATTAAGTCAACATTTCTTTTGGACTCCGGGGTTTGAAAACAGAGTCATACTGCCATTTACCTATCAAGGTCGTACTGTTGGTTATACTGCCCGTAAAATAACAGACGGCAATCCAAAGTATATCAGTGAACAACAACCCGGATATGTGTTTAATCTAGACAATCAATCCAATGACAGAAAGTATGTGATTGTCACTGAAGGACCATTTGATGCTATTAGCATCAGCGGCGTGGCTCTACTAGGTGCAGAGATTAAAGCGGGACAACACATACTAATTAATCAATTAGGTCGTGAAGTTATACTAGTGCCTGATAGAGATCACGCAGGTGTAGACACAGTTGAACAGGCAATAAAATTAGGTTGGGCAGTGAGTATGCCCGAGTGGGCACCTGGTATCAAAGATATCAACGATGCTGTAAAGTTTTACGGTAAACTCACTACACTGTGGATGATAGTGAACAATAAATTAAATACTGAGCTTAAAATTCGTTTAAGATTAAAAACTTGGATTAAAAAATGAAACTTATAAAATTCATTACCTGGCCCTATACATGGATAAAAGAAAAGATCATGCTGAGAAGAAGGATGAAAGAATTGCGAAAGCGTGATCCTTTTATATACAAATGATTACTTGGGGTATTAGTGCCAACAGCCACGATGCTGCCCTGGCAGTATTTCATGACGAGCATATAGTCTTTGCCAGCCACAGTGAGCGATTCAGTGGTAAGAAAAATGACGGCAACCTATGCAATGACCTAGTGAACTATGCTAAGACTAAATTTGGCGGCATGCCCGATCAAGTAATTTGGTACGAGAATCCCTACTTAAAAACTCTACGTCAACTACGTGCAGGCCAAGGATGGATGTGGCCAAAGAACAATATAAAGCAGTACCTAAGAGGCTACGGTATCATCGCTCCAATTAAGTATACTCAACATCATCATAGCCACGCGGCTGCTGGCTATTACACCAGCGGATTTGACCATGCCTGTGTGGTAGTTATAGATGCCATTGGTGAGTTTACCACCTACAGTATATGGCGGGGACAAGGTGATAAGTTAAAATGCATCTACACTATAGGCTATCCTCACAGTTTGGGTTTATTCTACAGTGCTATGACACAGAGATGTTATCTTAAGCCCAACGAAGAAGAATATATTCTAATGGGCATGGCCGCCTATGGTGATGCTAATAAATTTACAGGAGTTATGCTAGACGAGCTGTTAGAATTACCCAATGACGATCTACAACAGCCTTTTAGACTTAGACGTGATCTACACAGAGGTTGTATGGACTGGCGTCCTGATCTAAATCTCAAGGATGTTTTTGATCTAGCGGCAGCAACACAAGAAGTCTACGAAATGGCCTTTGATAGAATACTGCGCCAAGCTGCCAAGCTATGCCCCAGTAAAAATCTAGTGCTCATGGGCGGTTGTGCCCTAAACTGTTCGGCTAACTATCTAACAGGCAGATACTTTGATCAAACTTGGATCATGCCCAATCCAGGCGATGCAGGATCGGCCATTGGTGCTGTACTGGCACACAATCCACAGTGGCGTATGTATCCCAAAGATTTTACACCATTCCTGGGCTATGACATGGGCATGGCACATTCTAATGATCAAATTGTCGATTATCTTGTGTCAGATCAGATATGCGGACTGGCACGGGGTCCTGCAGAGTTTGGTCCAAGAGCATTGGGCAATAGAAGTCTGTTAGCAGATCCCCGTGGCCTTGACATTAAGGACAGAGTAAATAAAATCAAACAGCGGCAAGAGTTTAGACCATTTGCTCCGGTTATTCTAGAAGAGCTGGTCAACGACTACTTTGCCATGCCTCATGGATGGACTACCAGCAGGTATATGCAGGTTACTGCTCGCTGCCTAAAGCCCACTGAGTTTTCAGCAATCATACACACGGACGGTACTAGCCGTGTGCAGACAGTGCCCAAAGACGGTAGTGCATTTAGACTGCTGCTCGAAGCATGGTATGCTCGCACCGGTTGTCCCATGCTACTTAACACCAGTTTAAACATCAAAGGACGGCCTATGGTGAATAATCACAGCGACTCTAGGAACTTTGAACGGCAATATAATATTAGGGTTTTTAATTGAAAGATAGTATAATAATACATGACTAAACAAAATATAGATTATGGATATGATATACAAAAAGTATATCTAGAGATGATGTTAGGAGATGCGGCCACGTTTGTTCGTTGTCAAAATATTTTTGATTCAGACTTATTTGACCGTAGACTGCAAGGTGCCGCAAAATTTTTAAATGAATATGTTACTGAACATTCGATCATGCCCACGGCTGACATTATTAATGCAGCCACTGGCAGCTCACTAAAGCCAGCAGAAGATCTTAGAGAAGAACACTATAATTGGCTGTTAACAGATTTTGAAACTTTTATTCGACACAAGGGGCTTGAGCGAGCAATTCTTGAGTCAGCTGACCTACTTGAAAAAGGCGAGTATGGTCCAGTAGAAGATAAAATTAAACGGGCCGTACAAGTTGGCCTAAACAAAGACATGGGCACTAATTATTTTCTAGATCCCCGTGCCCGATTGATGAAGATCAAAGACAAGAATGGACAGGTCAGTACTGGTTGGAAAAGTGTAGACGACAAATTATTTGGCGGTATGAATCGCGGAGAGCTTAACATCTTTGCTGGTGGTTCAGGTGCAGGTAAAAGTTTGTTCCTGGCCAATCTAGGTGTGAATTGGGCCTTGGCCGGAATGAATGTGCTGTATCTAACGCTTGAGCTCAGCGAAGAACTTGTGAGTATGCGTGTGGACTCAATGGTAACAGGTGTGCCCACTAGAGAGATTTTCAAGAACATTGATGACGTTGAGATGAAGGTCAAGATGATAGGCAAGAAGTCAGGAACCTATCAAATCAAATACATGCCCAGTGGTAAAACAGCCAATGATATTCGTGCTTATATGAAAGAGTATGAAATTAAAATGGATCGTAAGATTGATGTACTCTTAGTGGACTATTTGGACTTACTGATGCCCGTTAGTGCCAAGATATCAGCAGAAAACTTGTTTATCAAAGACAAATATGTATCAGAAGAACTACGCAATCTAGCCATGGAAAAGCAGTGTGTGTTTGTCACAGCGGCACAGTTGAATCGTGGTGCTGTTGAAGAAGTTGAGTTTGATCACAGTCATATCTCAGGTGGACTCAGTAAGATTCAAACTGCGGATAACGTGTTTGGCATCTTTACATCAAGGGCCATGCGTGAACATGGTCGCTATCAAATACAGTTGATGAAAACACGATCAAGCAGTGGTGTGGGCATGAAGATTGATCTTGAATTTAACATTGACACACTGCGTATCACAGACCTAGAAGAAGCAGATGACGGCAGACCCGCCAGCAGAGGCACATCAATCATGGATTCAATTAGGCAAAAAAGCAACGTTGAACGTGCAGCCGATCCAGAACTAGGTGCCGCAGTCAAACCAGTTAAGGCACAGGTTGAAAGCAGTAAACTGCGTCAACTCTTGGGGAACTTGCCCCAGGGCTTGCCCTAGACTAGTATAAATACACTATGGCCATTCATAACACTCTAGTCCCAACTCCAAATGCGGCAATCTATACTAGCTCAGGTACTACTGCTGTCACAGCGGTATATTTCTGTAATAATACAGCGACTAATCCAGTTACACTGAATGTATACGTAGCACCCATGGGCACTACTGTACCAGTAGGTGCAATGTATCAAATAGCACAGAATGTCTCTTTGATTGCAGGTGAGACTTGGCAACTCAGTGACGTTAATGGCAATGGCGTAAAATTAGTACTTGATAATGGTGATTTCGTTGCCGCTGACTGTACTGCTGCCATAGCAGTCACAGTGGTACACGTGGGCGTTTAACGTCTAGATAATACTAACTTCAGCAGATCTTTGTAGGTAAATTCTTCAAGCGACCTCAGAAAGTGCAGGGTAAGAATAAACCTTTCTCGATCCCAATTAAACACACTGTGCTCTATTTGTGTATTTAGACACAGGTAATGTGTCTGCGAGTAGGCCACGGGCACAGTACAGAACATACCATGTATTTGTTCACTGGGCGTGTGTCTAAATAGGCAACGGCTATCCTCAGGATCAGTTAACAAGAGATTAAGGCTACAGCCCCTTTGATAGTCACGATGCCACGAATAGGTAGTCCACGGTGCCATGCGTAGCATACCTCCTGTGTAGGGTACCTGTGATCTTAAGCGGGCAAGAAAAGGATCACGATCTAGAATCCCTTGGGGCACTTCAAGGCAAGCATCCCAGTGAGTTTCTTGATAAGCCAGGGGTGTCCAGTGAGGCAGCTCTCGATTAGTCTCTACAAACTCGTTGAGCTCATTGACTATGGTGCAGGGCTCACGAACAGCGTAGTAGAACGAAGTACTCATTCAAGTCCCAGAGCACGCCTTTGTTTGCTGTGCAGCACCTTGGGATAGCGTCCTCTGGCAAAGGGTTCGGCCCTGAGCTGACGCATGGGATCATACTTTTCACCTATGGGCAGACCAATCTTATCACGGCGCACATCAAACATGTAGATTAACCTGCGGTGATCTGCATAGTTATGTGCAGAGTGTATAAGTTGATTGTCAAAGGCCCAAAGGTCAGCCCAGTCAATTTCCACACCTTCACACTCAAAGAAAATGTCACCTGGAGGTATGATTAGGGGTATGTGTATGCGAATAAACTCGTTGTCACGGTTCTCAACACCAGTATGGCGCTGTATTACATTACCTGGTTCAATGCAACTGTAGCTGCTGATAGGACAGTCGTCTCCCCATTTTTTAGTTAGGGCCACGGCTGTGGGGAAGTTTTTATAGACTACAGGGTCAACAAGATAACGTCTACCAAATATATTCTTTTCTGCCCAGGTATATTTAACTCCTTCTGTAATCCATGCTTCTAAACCGCTCATGACCTTTGTAGCATCAAATTCAGTATTTCTGTAGGGTTTTAACTTGGTAGGTTTGCTGAGATCCAAAAACTCGTGATGATATTCTAAAAATTCTTCTGTTAATTTTGGAGCTAGTTCCATGAGTTCATCAGCAATGCAAATCTCTTCTCTAAGCCAGTAGGCCTTGATTTCTCTGCGTTCCCATTTTTTTAAATGTGCTGTGGGACTTGAAGTATAGAATATAGTACCTGGATTTCCCTCCCAGGTGAATGTGCCACCCTCGGGATCATCAGGGTGTGTGGACTCGCGTAGTTCTCTGGCCTGCTGCCATGTCTCCATGTAGCTCAATTGAACCTTGGGTGCCGTGGATTCATTTAATTCAAGACGCATAACAAACTCCTTATATCTGTTTATTTATAACTAGATTAACAACGAATATAAATATGTCATGAATATTAGATGCCATTATCCATTTAAACCACTTCCGTGTACATTTATCCCATGGATATCAACCATGGATCCTAGATTTGGGAGTCTTCCAACTCCTGCTACCATAGTTACTGAAATATCAGCACCAATAGGAGAACTATGGCTACGCAACCCAGCATTTGTCCGCTGGCTTCAATCTATAGATATACAAGTAGTGTCTCTTAGGCTTTTTAGGAGTCTGCCCAATTGTGAATACAAGCTGCATGTAGACGTAGATCCCAACCTTTTACAATTGGGTCCTTGGGTTAGACCCGTAAACACAGACAAATATGTTTATGACGGTTTGATCAAATTGAACTTGGTCTTCCACAGTCATGGCAGTACTATGACTTGGTA